TAAGGAATAGGGATCTTCCGGTTGTCGATGCTAAAAACGACGTGCTACCTGGCATTCAGGTCATGAGCAAATTTATTCATGGAAAAAATTTAGCTATTCATAAAACCTGTAAAAATTTGATTGAGCAATGTCAATCTTATCAGTGGGATACAAAGGCAGCAGATCGCGGAGAAGATAGGCCAATTAAGCACAATGATCACGCAGTCGATTCATGCAGGTACCTATGTCTTAGCGCCTTTCCTCAAGGTATATTTTCCCATCCTGGGGAAGAACTCTCATATGATGCCCTTCGCCGCTATATTTCTGGGAACGATGAGCATTTTTTCAATGACGCAGGTATGTATTGCGGCGGATATATGTAGTATGCGAAAACTTTTTCAATTTCTTAAGTTGTCGGGGCTCGTGTTTCTGTTATCTATTCAGATAATGGGCACCTGGATATTTTTTATACTTGCGGTGCTTTTAATTTTACCGTTCTGGTTAATCGCTTATCTTCTTTCATTGCTCAATCTTGGAATAAAAAGGCGCTGAATGATGATATTTTTAGTGTAGACTTATAGATAAATTCGAGTTATAATCTCTTGGAAATAGGAGATTTATATGAAAATTTGTCAAAAATGTGGTAAAGAAAATAAATCAAATTATCTCAACATTTGTCAATCATGCTATAATAAAGATTGGTTTTTGAAAAACATCGATCGCAAATGCTTTACTTGCGGAAAAGAAAATAAAGGTTTTGGGGTAAATTGTTATGCTTGTTCTAAAGCCCTGCGAGAAGCTAATCAAAAAATAGTACCTTGTAATGGTTGCGGTAGAACTAATGTTAAAATTGTACTTAAATCTTTAGTTTTGTGTACGACATGCAATCGTAAAAAACGTGAAGAGGAAATTCCAGGATACAGAGAAAAAAGAATTTTATATAATAGGCAATCACATAGAAAGTATAGAGGGAAAGAGCCTTATGGCCCTTTACAGCGTAAGCCAGCTGGGGAAGGACATGTAACTAAACAGGGCTACAAAATTATTTCTAAAGTGGGCCATCCTAATGCTAACTCAGACAAAGGCGCTATTCCTGAGCACATCTTTATTATGTCTGAGTATCTTGGGAGGCCATTAAAAAAAGGCGAGACCGTACACCATAAAAATGGCGTTCGACACGATAATAGAATTGAAAATCTAGAACTTTGGAATAAATCGCATCCTCCTGGACAGAGAGTGGATGATAAAATTAGACATTATAAAGAGTTTTTAATAGAGTATGGATACAAAATTATAGATCCGTGAGGCTATTTTGGGCAGCTATGAAAATTCTTCAGCGGGATACAGTTTAGGGGGGGCCTCTGGATATTTAGGATCTGAAGCCGAGGGAAAGAACTTGAGTCAGATGATGGACTCTTATTACCAAAAAAGTTATCCGTCGGTCGCCGCATTTTGGGTTCAGGGCAGCATCGACAAGCGTTTTAAAGCTGGTGATCAATCTCTCTGGCAAATGAACTGGGGAGATAACAATTGGCAGCAATCTCGCCGATGGTTCTTTAACTTTATACGCCGCCAAGTCAATATGATTTGTGGCAGGCAAAGACAGAACCGCAAATCTACAATCACGATCCCGAATCATCAAGATGATCCTTTATCCGACGATTACAACGCCTGTCTAAAATGGTGCGAAGACAGAGATGGATTTCAGGAGTATTTTAGCCAAGCTTTTGAGGGTGCGGTCGATACTGGGATGTCTCTTCTTCATTTATACCCCGATTATACCCTTGATCCTGTTAACGGCGATCTATTTACTGATCAGGTGTCATATAATAACTTTCTGATAGATCCCTATTTTCGCAAGCAAGACTTAACAGATTGCGGGTTTGTGTGGCGCCGTAGATGGGTAAGCCAAGTGCAGGCCAAAGCTCTGCTGCCAGGCTATGCGAAAGAGATTGACAAGATGCGACCTACAGGACTCAAAGACGGCAGATTTCCTCTTCAAGCCGAGTTGCTCAACATGGCCACGAATAACCTGTTCGCATACGACGAGTTCCATTATCGCACGACTAGAGAAGCCACGGTCATACTGGACCCTAAGTCGGGTGAAGCAGTTCTGTGGGAAGAGTTGCAAGATGATAGCGAAGACGAGCTTGAGCAGGTATTAGCTCAACAACCTTGGCTGATAGCTAAGAAAACGCAAGTGCCCACCGTGCGATTAGGAATTAAGTTAGGCGGCCGAGTTATCTACGATGGCCCGAATTTGCTTCAAATTGATGACTATCCATTCGTTCCTCTCCTTGCTTATCATGAGCCTGATATTCAGTCATACGCCTGGAGAGTGCAAGGCGTCATTCGGAATCTTCGTGACTGCCAGTACTTGGTCAACATGCGCAAGGTCATCGAAATGGACATCCTGCAATCTCAAATTAATTCTGGATGGATCTATCCCGTTGATGCTGTGGTCGATCCAAAGGCTTTTAGACAATCAGGCCAAGGTTTCATTATTCCTCTAAAAGCAGGCCATTTGCCTAATGAAATTCAACGCATTGATGCACCAGGTCTCCCTCAAAGCGTGATCGAACTATCTAGGGGACTAGTAGACGATCTCAGCAGAATCTCAGGCGTTAATGAAGAGCTTCTGGGAGCTGCACAGGACGACAAGAGCGGTATCCTTTCCATGTTGCGTCAGGGAGCTGGTCTTACGACACTTCAGACCCTCTTCGATAAGGCGGACTATTCGCAACGCTTATATGGTAAGATTAGGCTAAAGGCCATTCGTAAGAACTTTTCCAAAGGTAAAATCGCCAGCATTCTAGGTAGAGAGCCTAATCCTAAATTCTTCACGACACACTCTCTCAAATATGCTGTTACAGTCGAAGAAGGCAACTACTCAGCTAATCAAAGGCAGATGGAGCTTCAGCAGCTCTTGCACTTTAAAGAGATTGGCATGACTGTAGCTGACAAATCAATTTGGAGAGCTGCTTTCCTTACTAATAAGGCGCAAGCAGAACAAGACGCAGCAGAACAATCTCAGCAGCAAGCGCAGCAGCAGCAACAACAAGCCGAACAGCAAGCCAAGTCTGAAGAATCTAAGATACAGGCAGCGTATGCAAAAGCGCGTGTTGATATGGCAAAAGAACAAGAGATTATGGCATCGACTCAGGAGAAATTGGCTAACATCGATAATATTGAATCAGATGCGGAACGCCGTAAAATGGAAACAGATCTAGGACTTGTAAAAATGATGTTAGAGCTTGAAACTATGGACTTTAATCAAATGCGCGAAGCGTTTACAATGGCGCAAACGATTAAACAGGCTAACCAAGCTCAAGATTTACAAACCTTAAAATAAGGGATATAAGATGAAAGCAAAACCAAAAGTTTTACGGGTCATAAGAGATGCAAAATATTATGAAAAAAAAGGTCACACGCCTGAAAATTTCATGAAAAAAAAGCATAAGAAAAAAAGTGTTGATCCAATTGCACATGCTCACCGAGAATCGAGCAAGTCGCCTAAAAAAATGTTCAAAGAGTCAATGGAGCATTTGCACAAGTTAAGTAAAAAAAGCAAGCCTTAAGGAGGCAATATGGGAAAAGGAAAAAATATCCCACTGATGAAAGGAATGTCTAATCATCAATCTAAAATGGGACAAGAGCACTGGGAGAAACCTCAGTCAGAAATGATGGAAGAAAGTGATTTGAGATATACAAACAAGCCAAATCCAGAGGCTTTGCATGAATCTCAGGTTAAACTTTCTCAATATGTTAAGAAAAACCAAATGAAATATTAATTTTGGGGAATCCGGAAAGCGCTTTCCGCCCCCTTTTTTTAAGAGGCTCTATGTCAAAGAAAGAAAAACCAAAAGGCCGTGCCGTCCCTAATGAGCACTGGGAGCGTCATTATGATGTTTCCAAACCTTCTAAAAATATGGAGTATACTGAAGGCTCTGATTTTGCTCCTAAATGCCCTTCTGACAGGAAGACGGTATATGTGAAGGTCAATAAAGAAGATCATTAATGATTGAAACAGCTGGCTTCAAAGCATGCAAAGCGGCAAATGATGAGACGCGCTATGATCCTCTAGAAGTCGGTCACGCTTTAACCGAAGATATAGCCCAAGAGCTCATGGTTTGCGCTCACCGTCATCGAGACATTTTTGATGAGCCGGAATATTGCGTGGGATATGTGATTGCTGGGGATCCACTCATTAAGAACCTAATGAGGCGCAAGTTTTTCGCTTACCTCTATCTACCCTCTCCTCGTCCTAATCAAGCAGTCTTTCTATATAACAAAACATTTGATAGATTCACAAAACGACTTTGGACACTTCCGAATGCCTGGACGATGGCATGTTTGAGCGAGCAATCAATCGTTGCAAAAGAATATCAAGAGATGAAGTCTTGGTGCGATGCCTTCTATAAGCTAAATTTCTGGGATCATATCCGAAAACAGCACAACATTAAGTTACTCGCTGAAACCGAGTATCTAAATGTTCATCGAGAAGAACTCATTAAAGCGGGATGTAAGGAGGGAAAGCCCCCTAGTGCCGACCCCTTCGATTTTAGTAAAATCAAGGCCAATAAGATCATAGACTCTAAGAATGTCTTGACTGATTAATGTCTTTTCGACATTTTTGGGTAAGCAAAGAACCTGAATAGGAACGTCAGCCCCCATAAATTCCAATGTTTTACGATAATATAAAAAGTCTTTGTGTAGATCTTTTTTAGGCGGGTCAGCGGCGATTGTATCAGGATTAATAACTAAATTTTCACTCATAGGCATATATTATGGATACTGAAGAAAAAAAGCCAGAAGTAGAAGTAGCACAAACAGCAGAAGTTACAGCATCTGCCGAGCCCACCGCTCAAGAAGAAGACACGCCGGAAAAGATCAATTGGCGCAAGTTCCGCGAAGCTAGAGAAAAAGAGCGTAAAGAGAAAGTTGCGGCCGAGAAAAGAGCCTATGAAAAAGAGCAGGAAGTGGCCGCATTAAAAGCAGCCATGGAAGCTATCGTTAATAGGCCTTCTGCTCAATATCAAGAATCTTCCGAGCAAGATGAGACAGATGATCAGAGAATTAAACGGCTCGTTTCTGAGACCATACAAGAACAACGACGCAAAGAAGAGCAAGAGTATCAGCAAAGGGAGCAGCAAGAGTTTCCTGTCCGCCTAAAACGCGACTTTAATGACTTCGATACCGTTTGCTCGACAGAAAACCTTGACTATCTTGAGTATCATTATCCTGAAGTGGCAGACGCATTTAAAGAGCTGCCTGACAATTACAGCAAATGGGCAAAAGTCTATAAGGCTGTCAAGAAGTTTGTCCCCAACACAGATGGACGCAAAGAAAAGGGAGCTGCCGAAAAGAATTTGAACAGACCACAAGCTATGAGCGCAGCGGGCAAGACTACGACAGGGGATACCGCTCCTCAGTATTTGGATGACAAGCGTAAGGCAGATAATTGGCAGCGGATGCAGAGAGCTATGCGCGGAGGGGCTTAATATTCAAGAGGTTGATGGGGAGTAGCTCAGCTGGTAGAGTTCTTGACTGTTAATCAAATTGTCGCTGGTTCGAGTCCAGCCTCCCCAGGATTATTTCTTCTTGAGATGGCTTTCTTCTTAATTTTATTGCATTAAAGTGACTCTCTGATTAACATACTATCAGAGATACAGGAGTGTTTATGGATAAGAGGGTAGTTGATATAACAGATAAAAAATTCGGAAAATTAACCGCTATCAAACAAGTTAAGGTTTCAGGAAAAAATCATGCCATGTGGTTATGTAAATGCGAATGCGGTAATGAATCTATAATTGTAGGAACTGCATTAAGAAGAGGAAAGTCAAAGAGTTGCGGATGCTCGATTAATCAATATGATTTTATACAATTAAAAAAAAATAAAGAAATCTCAGACTATATAACCAACCTAAAGATTAGATTAGAACAAAAAACAATAAGAAAAAATGGATGCTTAGAATGGCAGCCTAGCTATAGAACAAAGGGAAATAGTTTGCCCTTAGATAAATCTGGTAAAAATAAAATAGGTTATGGGTTGATTAGGTATAAAAGCACAATGATGTTGGCCCATAGAGCAGCTTGGCTTATTCATAAAGGAGAAATTCCTAAAGGAATGTTGGTTTTACATCACTGCGACAACCCTTTGTGTTGCGACATAAGGCATTTATACTTAGGAACTCATAAGGATAATAGTGACCATAAGATAGCAAGAAAAAGATCGCCTAATCAAGGGAAGGGAAAACGTAAATCGAAAAGGAAATTAAATATGCGTTGTGAAAATCTCTAAATTTTATTATTCTGAAACTTCGTCAAAATGCCCTTCGAAAAGGCTCCGCTGTCTATACACCTCGCGAGTGTTTGCTGATTAAACGGTTTCGCAACCGGAAGTAATAGTAAACCATTCAAAAGGTGATAGTATGTCAACCGGTATCACAAATATAATGAACCTCGCACCGGAGCTGCCTCTTCAATTTAGTGAAGACCTCCTCAGTACACCGATGTTCAACTTAATCCACAGCTTTGGAGCAGATTTACACTTCGCAGAATCCCATATCGGCCGCAACATTCGTATGTCTCGCTATGAGAGACTATCAACGAACGGCGGTCAGCTAGATGGTTCTGGAATCGATCCCGCGCCTGAAGTTGTACAACGCTCAGATGTCGACGCCAAAGTCGAGATCTATGCGAAGACAGTAGTTATAAATGAGCAGGTTAGGAAATGCACAGCCTGCTTTAAACCTCTTTTAAATATCTTGGAAAGCCTAAAAGCATTGTTTAATGCTCATGGTAACCAGAGACAAGCTTTAATCGCTTAAGGAACCTTTACG